CACCGGGATGTGCTCTTCCAGCATCTTCAATAACTAGAATTGTGTTTGAAGAACCGTCTGCTACTGATGCTACAGTTGAACCATTTGCATTCAACATACCAAAGAACTTGCCACGATATTGAGCAGAACCAGTTCCAACAACTCTTGCTCCTGTGCCTTCATCAATATCAGTAACAGAAACGCACATGTAATCTATGCATCCAAGATTTTCTCCAGCAGACCTACCAATAGGAGATAATGCTGTGCTAGGGCAAACGAATGTTTTTACTTGGGTCTGTGCGCCTACCCAGCCACTTGGGAAAGTTGGATCATCATAGTCCAATCCTCTTGATGTGTTGTGTAAAAATGTCTTATTATAATTTGCTGGGACAGGACTTGTGAGGTCAAACATCTTAAAAGTTGCTTCTTGTTCAACATAAGGCAGAATCTGTGTTGCCCAAGAATGAATGGTATAAAGCGTTGCATTATTACCAGTACTGTCTACCTGTCCCGGTGTGGGCAACTTGCTATTAGCACTCTCAAAATTGTGCATAGCTAAACCAACTTGTTTCATGTTGTTGCTGCAACTCATTCTGTTTGCAGCTTCTCTAACTTTCTGAACTGCTGGTACTAATAGACCAACTAGAACAGCTATGATTGCTATAACGACTAGCAATTCAATTAATGTAAAACCTTTGCGCTTCATTTTTTCTCCTAATTTATCTTTGTGAGAAATTATTTAGAGAAAACGAGCTATAGATTTGTATGAATTATATATGAAGAATTTATGATGAAACGATGAAGAAAAAAGGCCGGTTTTATTAAAAAACCGGCCTTTTATCGATTAAGATTCAACGATCCAATGCCATCCATTGCCGTTAGTTAAATCTGTAAGTTTTTCTGGTTCGTTGGTAATGTTATCGCCATCCTTAACTTCAAATACAATTTTATTTTTATTATTATCAAACGATGGAACTTCGATGTATGCTCCTCTTTGCAGAGAAACACCGTTGATAGCCCATTCATCCATGTAGCCTTCTGTTCCTTCATTTCTGGCATTAGGAGTCAATTTTACTTGATAGATGTCGTATCCAACTCCTGTGCCAAATGCTGAGACATGATAATAGCCAGCAGAAACATATGTCCAGCCTTTTCCTCCAACAACAGTTTGAGTTGGTATTGAGACATTGTCAGCAGCGTTATTGCCAATTTGACCATCACCGCCTCTACCCCAAACCCAAAGGCTTCCGTCTGTTTTTATTGCGGCACTCAGGTAATAACTGCAAGAAATTTGCGCCCAAGTATTGCCACCTAATATGGTTTGAACTGGAGAAGAAATATCTAATGTATTTCCTACTCCTAGTTGCCCTACACTGTTATCTCCCCACATCCAAAGAGTACCATCGTTTTTTATAGCTCCTACAAAACGCCTACCAAAAGATACTTGAGCCCAATCATTTCCGCCAGCTATAGTTTGTATTGGAGATGAAACCGTTTGAGTGTTATTAGTACCTAATTGTCCATCGCCATTTCTTCCCCACACCCATAGAGAGCCATCATCCTTGATAGCTGCCGTGTTATCTCTGGAACATGATACTTGTGCCCAGTTACTACCACCAGTTATGGTTTGTATTGGAGAAGAAACATCCGTTGTATCGTCATTTCCAAGTTCTCCGTATTCATTTCCTCCCCAAATCCAGAGAGTTCCGTCAGTCTTGATTGCGGCACTATGGTATCCACTATGAGAAGCAGATTCCCAATTATTTCCACCAGTTACAGTCTGTACTGGTGATGATTTGGCATTTGTCGTATTGTCTCCAAGATTTCCAGAGTTGTTATATCCCCAAAGCCAGAGCGAGCCGTCATTCTTAATTCCAGAACATATTCCCCAGTACCAATTAGAAGCAGATATACTAACCCAATCTGTATCGGTCCCAATTTGGCATGGTGATGAGCGATTAGTAGCATTATTTAAACCTAAATCGCCGCTGTCATCTCTTCCCCAAGACCACATGGTTCCGTCATCTTTTAAAGCAAGTGTCATGTCATATCCACCGGCAACTTGGAGCCAGTTTGTGCCTCCAGTTACAGTTTGAACAGGTGATGATTTGTCATTTGTTGTATTGTCTCCAAGTGTTCCATCACCATTGTTTCCCCAAAGCCATAATTTTGACATGATATTTCTCCAAGAAAAGTTTTATATATTTATGCAAACTAAATATAAATAGTGTATTATAATTTTTGGAGGATATATGAGTGATATTCCACAGTGGGCAACAGATTTAATTAACAGTCAGGTTGACCCGCTTTTAGTGCCGGAATTGTCAAAGGAGCAAAAAATAAAATTAGCTCGTCAAAAGACAGATGATGTAGTAAGAGATGTTAAAGAAGCTGCCGAGGCTAAAGTCCGTGCATTGAAAAATTCTTAATTTTATTTTAATATCAAAAAATATTGGGCTTATTTCTCTAAATGATTTGGGGAAATAAGCCCAATATTTTTTAACATAATAATGCTTGTTTTTTTTGTTTTTAATTATACAATCGTCTTGCAAAGGAGTGTGATATGCCATTTAAATCTAAAATCAAAGCAGAAGAATGGCGTTTGGCTTGGCGTATTAAAAACAAAGAAAAGCTTAGGCAACAGAGATTGGCATGGGAAATCAATAACCAAGATAAGCTAAAAGCATATAGTATGAAGAGGAACAAAAAGTGAAAAACCCCCTCATAATTAATACTGATAACCGTGGATACTCGGGAATACAAATAGATTATGTTAAAACTAGAAAAACATTTTTTGTATCTGGATGGTATAATTCCTGTGTTGGAATACAAGGACGAGAAATTACTCTCAAAGAACTTTTAGAGCATTTTAAAATTACAGTAAAGGATTGTCAGAAAGTTATGGAGGAATAATGCTGTACACAGGATCATTTAGGCATTTAATGGACCCATGTAGTGGTGTTTTTGATCATTTTAGTCATTCAAGAATTTTTAGAAGGTATGCAAGTAATTTTGGAAATCTAAACAATATAGAATCAAATTCTTTTTTATATGTCACAGGTAGATTTAGAAAAAGATATTGGAGAGGTGTATAGTGCAGCGATTTAATTGCTGGAGTTGGGACAGAAGTTGTAGCACTATTATGCCAACTCCAAGAATAAGAGAATCTTATGTTTGGTCAAGATGGGGGCAAATTTGCGCCAATTGGAGTGATGATTATTTTTATAGCAGCAATTTCTCGTGTTTTTACCGCACTTATTATTGGAAAAGAGATGATGTTGTTTAAAATTGGTGAAAGAAGCGATGGTGCCATGTTTGACATGGATTTCAATCGTTCCGTTAATTGGAAGTGGTCTGTGGATTCTGCTTCATGGGTATTAGGACAAGAATTTTCTGGTTGTTTTGAGTGGAATGATTATTTTTCTATTCAGTCAAGTTATGAACACTGGAGTGCCTTGATATGATCAACTGTCTGTGTCTGCTGCTTGTGATTGCGATTGTGACGGGAATGTTGTTTTTATGCTTGGAGAATTTTGAGTCCTAAAAATATTTAAAAGCATATATAAGTTATGAGTCTAAATTTCAAAAAATGGCTTGGAGAAAGTGAATTCAATCTGAATGAAGCTCCAAATGATTTAGCCAAAGGTTTTTCTGATGTGATTGCGAATGCTTTCAAGGCTCCAGCAATTCAGGGGGCTCTTACTCAAGCAGCAGCAGCAGGTGCTGCCAAAGCTGCTGGCTCTCCGCCTCCTCCTCCCAGAGCAACTTCTACAGTACAGGCAGGATTAACGCCAACAAAGCCCGGAGAACTATCCCCAGCAGCTAAAAAACAAATAGAAGATGGGCAAAAGCAAATGCTGGTCAAAGTATCAGACGCTTTCAAAAAGCTTCCGGGTGAAGTCGCTGGATATTTACAGTCTTGGGCAAAAAAAACAGCACAGACTCCAACTGCACCAACCACGATTAAGCCTACTATACAGGCTCCAGCTGCTCCAACAAAGTAAGTTGAAAAATTAATGTTTTGCAGTATTTTGAAATTATGGATCGATCACCCTGCACTATAATTTTTCGATACTGGAGAAAAGGCAAACTATTTCAACTACAAGCAGATGTTAAATCTACCGCTATTGGAATTAAGGTTGCTCACGATACTAGTAAAAAATGTGAAGTTGAAAATGTAGATTGGCTAGCGGAAGTTTTGCCTTTATTCGGTGAGCCAATAATAACTGGAACAAGATTTGGTTTAAAACATCAAAAGAGTTTGTTCTAAACAATATAAGGATCGGGAACCACTCGTACAGGATCTGCGTACTCAAACCCAATCGTATTTGGGTACAAGCTGAGAGGATCTTGTACTCCATCTTGATCCCAATCACTATAAATTGGTATGAATCCGATGGTGTTATCTGGAGAATTACCACCAGCTGGAAGATCTGGTTGAGAAGTTAATTGCTTGACTAATCTCCATGTAATCATCTTGAGTCCGCTTTGTAAAACTAGATTTACAGTAATGCCTAAATCTTGCAGTTTCGTACCAACACCCAAAGAATATCCGGCATTTCCAACAGGTTGTGAATTTGCAGTTTCCAGATAGGCTGCTTCAAAGAAATTGTATAAATGAGTTGCATCAGTAAAAATTATGTCACTTTCATTTTCTATAATAGCAGGAGATGATGATCTAAAAGTTGTTAAAGCTGTATTTACATTTACAACGGGATAAAGATAAGCAGTGTCAACCACTGTAATCCATCCATGGTTATATGGGTTTGTGACTACATTGTTAAAAGTGATACCGTCTTTTTCGGATACAATTTTTAATTTTCCTTGTTGGTCATTAACCTGTAACATGTTTAATGATCTTTGCAACGAAACCCCATTCAATACAGAAGTGTCAAGGCTTCCTTCGGTTGCCAAATTTACTAGTTTTGGAGTGAGTTTTGTTGTATATTCGACTGGGTTAGAATAATTTGGCATGATATAACCTTCACCTTATCAAATATTTACAGTTTTTGTTTACAATTTTCAAAACTTCTGGTAATATGCCTTCGGGTTTTAATTTTTTAGTGAGAGGTGCAGCATGAAATTGCTAGGACAGATTTGTTTTGTTTGTGGATTTCTATCGATTCTAGGCAGCATTGCTGTTTGGTATTTGGGCAAATCCGGTGATAATTTCTTTTGGCAAAATGGTGATCCGGCCCATGCCGAAAGATTTGGTATATTTGTAGGACTTTGGGCACCTACATTCTTTATTCTTAGTGAGAGATTTGAAAAGCTTTCCCATAAGAATTAATTCAACATCCCTGCGTTAAGAGCGCAGGGTTTTTTCTGGTGAAATATGAGATGCTTTTCCAGAAATCGTCCATTTTCTTTTTGGGGCATATGGATAGGCTCTAGAATATTTTTTTGTGGACAAGTGAAATCATTTCCATCAACTAGCTGCATTTTCACGGAGCCATTCTGATGAAATGTTTTGCCAGAAGGTATGGGCATTCTTTTTCAAACGGCTGGCATCGTTCCAGACATGGAAAGCACCAAGAAACATGGTGTTATTGCTGGCCCGATTGGAGTAGAAAAACAAACATGTATATTGCGATCACAAAGAAGTTTGAAGTGATAGAGCTCGGCTATAAGAGTGAGGTATTCAATCGTGGATGACATTCTAATTTACGAAGAAATCATTCGGCATATGTGGTTGAATAGCCATCTATCCAATAGGGGCTATGACACGCTGACTGATCAACAAAAGTTAGTGTTTAATTATATCGTTGGTGTAAAACCTAACGATAGAAATATTTAATCACAGGGGGGATAATGTTCTCTTACTACGGAAGTAAATCCAAAGTAATTGACCATTATCCCGCACCTTCGTATCAAAAAATTATTGAGCCATTTGCCGGAAGTGCCAGATATAGTCTGAAGTACCATGATAGGGATGTACTTATCATGGAGAAGTTTGACAAGGTGTATAAAATTTGGAAGTATTTGCAAAACGCTTCCAAAGAACAAATTTTAAATTTGCCAAATGTCATAACAGATTTAAGAGAAATGGATTTGCTTGATGAAGAAAAGTATTTGATTGGCTACTGCATTGGCAGAGGCAGCGCACGGCCTAGGAACACATGCGGTAAATTCAATAATTGGATTCAAGATAAAATCCGAATAGCTGATAGCGTAGAGAAAATAAAACATTGGGATATTAGATTTGGCGATTATAGAGAAATTCAAAATGAAGAGGCAACTTGGTTTATTGATGCACCTTATAAAATGCAAATTCATGGCTACAATTGTAAAATTGATAATTATGATGAGTTAGCAACATGGTGCAAAACAAGAAAAGGGCAAGTCATAGTTTGTGAAAATTCTCATGGCGATTGGTTGCCATTCAGACCATTAAGACAAATGCAAGGCATCAACAAACAAACTTTGGAAGTTATTTGGACAAACGAATGAATTCAAGAGTGTTTAGCTGGAAAAACCTAAACAGCCACCATGATTAAATCGCTGGTTATTGATTACATGCCCCATGCAACCGCCATGATTGGTTGTTGGCAATTGAGGTATGTATCCAACGCAACCACCCAAGTTGGTTGTGTCTTGGTTGGCAACATATCCGATGCAGCCAGCTAGGTTTTTGATGTAGTGTTCCATATTGTATTTATGAAAAAGGCTATGCAAAATATGATATTTCATTCATATAGGGACTCATCTGCATTTAGTTTGATATATTGCAGAAGCAATAGTTGGAAAAAGAAAATGGGAATGAGCGATTCTAAAATTATAACTACAAGCGGTGTTGTTTCATATTCCCACAACTGGCGCAAACATATAATCAAATCACAAACCAGCAGCGTATTCATTTGGGGGGTTCGATAATGATTTTTAGTCGTATGCGTCTAAGCAAGTGCTGGTCTGGTGAATATCATGAATTCATTAGTCATCCCAGACAAATACGGTATAGTTACATAACAGCAGGATTTTTCAGCTATGTTTTTAGCAGAGAGTGTACGAGGAGCTTGTAATGATTATCCGCAGTTCTGGCAATTTTATCACATGTTGGTCTGCCTCTATTCATTTATCAAAGCTTTCGCATGATGATGTATTTTCATATAGATGGAATAAATCATTTGGTAATTTGGGATATGGACATAGTGATATTTTCAACAGTTGCGGATGGTCAAAAAATTTTAGTAATTGGAGAAAAAGATGATTGAAGTCAACGACATTGTGCAGATTTCTCCAGAAGTCAACCATCAAGGTGGTTTCTGGGCTGGCAACCTTTTGGTAGTGACAGAAGTCAAGAGTTGGGGCGTTCAGGGTTATTGCAGAACAGAAGGTGGGGAAGCACATATTCGTCTTAAGTATGGTCAATTTGAAAAAGTAGGCAAGCTTGCATGGGTGACACAAGAGGAAAACGAATAGCTTTTTCCATTGATTTTAAGGCATTTTGTGCAAAAAATGAATAGCTAGGCGAATAGCAAAATGATATTCAAACATATGTCTGGGGGAAGTGCAATTGTTGATAGATACCATTCTTCTCAATTTACACATTCTATTTTTTCATGCGAATTGTTTGGGGAAATAGCATATAAGTCTAAGGCTGGAAGAATGGGATATACTATGAGTACTTGTTTCTCAAAACATTATTTGAGGGGGGAGATAGTTTGATGTCTGACTATTGGAACGGATTTTGGACAGGGCTTGCTGTTGCTTTTTCTGGCTATCAACTGTATCTTTTGGTATTCGATATACTGAGGAAACGGCAATGACCCACCCATTCCATGCATTTAGCCTCAATAGAAAATTTGGCTACGCTGTAAAATCACAGCAATTTACTAAGAGCATGTGGAGTTCTTTATGCTTTGGAAACAAGTGTGATAGGAGTTTTATCGTTTTAGGAAAGCTGAGTACCCTTCATAATTTTTATAAATTTTACAGTTTGCATTGGAGTGACAGAATATGAATTTCCCTAAGCCGCCATTTGCTTTTTATAGAGACTGTCGTGCATTTGGCGATAATTATAATATTTTTGGATTGTTCGATTTGAGTAGATACGGCACATATACAAGTTATAAACGAATTGGAGCAAATCATATGGGCATGTCAGCGTGTTTCAATAGATTCCAAACAGAATGCTATTGGTTTTAGAGCTAGGAGATATTTAAGCAATAATAGGATTAGTATTATGCTTTAATGAACGCAAACTAAGATGCTGCTAATCTAGGTTTTCTCATGGTAAATCCAATTGTACTATTCACAACATTTTGAAGCATCGAGTTTATTGTTCCTATTAATGCGTTAAAATTTTGATAATTGGATTTGACTAGATTTTTAAGAGTTTTAAATAAATTGATATATCCTTCTCTTTCTAGGAATTTATAAATTATATTTGTTGTACCCCAGTTTTGGCTTATTCTGCCTATTGGTGATGGATTAGATAATGTGTCAAAACTGTGCCATCTCATATTTTTTATACTTTCGTATCTTCTCAGCACATTTTTTATTTGTTGTTGAATCGCACTGTTTAAAACTCCACCTGAATTTTTGATCATTTCAAGTAATTCTTCTATTGATGGTTTTATGGTTTTCTCAACTGATTTATACAGTTTATGTTCTTTGCTTTCTTCGTCGGAAATGAACTTTTGGAAGTCCATAGTAGTTTTTTCGAAATCTGGTCTTTTAATCCAAACTGGTTTGTTTGTTTCTATTTGACCTATTATATCATAAACTCCATCAAAGGATTCAATTTGATTCCTAGTTCCTTTTGAAACTTTAAATTGATATGGCCTTTGCCCGAAATTGTATTTAGAATCAATATTCTTTCCAATCCAATCGTCTGCTTGTTTAAATAGTTCATCATCCGCTCTGGGCACAGATAAAGTGGTATCGATATCAGATGTTGGTGAATATTGATATGTCACAGCAGCCCCGACAACGAAAAAGTCGTCTATAGGCAAATTAGGAAATCTGTTTTTAATTTCACTGATTCCACCCGTGATTGTATTCACAACTTCTTGTTTTAGCTTTCCATCCTCATCAAAAATATCAGATAATGAGTGTTGTGGTTGATCAACTATGGCTTCTCTTATATACAAAGTTACACCTTCAAGAAATATACATTATATTATGTATTTATTAATATTGATTCAATATAGTGCTAATAAAAAATTTTTATGCATTACAAAATTTTTTCTGTATAATGTCAGAAAATGAGCAAGTGGGATGCTTAGAAAAGCAAGAGGCTGACATGTTATTTAAAACACGCAACCCAGAAAGTAGATCATATATTTTTAGAAATGAGAAACTCAACACTACTAACAAATGCTGGTGGAGTCATAGGAGTTATTCTGCATTCATCAATCAATATTATAGGGGTTCACTGTGGCTTTTATTGAGGTATTGCAGGTGCTTTAGGACTTAGATTATGATTTTGAAACGCCATTCTATTTCTTCCTGTGAGCCGTTTTGGCAAGAATCATTTATTGGCTCCAAGGTGTTTTTATGGAATGAGCCTATATGTTTCTGGAATGTCCGTTTATATGATTATGCCGAATGTTGGTCGTTTAGCCAGCAAAGTAATTATTATGATAGGTCGCTTCATTGGGGTAGGGATGTATGACACATTTTTCTAGAGTTAATCTTAGACATTTTGGTGTAGTTTTTGCCAGTAACTACAGGTGGGCTGTAAATAGCTTTAGTCGCCCCGGTTCTCAAGGAATTTGTTGTTGGGTGTTTGATGATGATGGAGCTTGGTCATTAGTTTTTGACCATTATGAAGCGAGAAATTGGGGGTTTAGATGATGAAGATTTATTTGTTGCATGGCGATAAAGGAATGTATCTTGCAGTAGGAAAAGATCCTGTTGCTGCTGCCAATAGTCTTAGTGAAAAAACTGGTCATGATTTTTCTTCATGTTCAGTAGGTGGGTCTTGGGAATGCTCAGAAGGAAGCATCATTAATGCAGGTAAATTTTGGCCATATTTTACTTGTAATCCTCCTTCCCAATATCTTCAAGCCAAAGAGTGAATTTATATGATTCTGAAAACTAACAAGGAACGATTTCGATGATATTCACACACGCAAGACATAGTTCTGAACTGAATATGTGTGAATTCTCTTTGGTGTTCAACCAGAGAGGAATTGCATCATCATGGAAGTCAGATATAATTTGGTCTTACGCTGCTCCTAAACGCTATAGATATTTTAATTGGAAATTCAACGAAACAAATTGAAGGAGAATCTCATGTACATTTTGTTTGATTGCTTTGGTACGGTTTTCAATATGGAAAATGTGCCAAAAGAAGACTTGGTATATTATGGTTCTGTTTTGAGAAACCCTATATGGGAACCTCTTAATTTTCCAGATACTTGGAAACATATACCTGCTCATCCAGATAGTAGGGAAGGATTGGAACTAATTAAGCAAAAGCATAAGATAATTGCTCTAAGTAACGCACCAAAACTTTTGATGACTGAATTGTCGTTAAATGCTGGAATTGTTTGGGATCATATTATTGGTTTAGAGAAATATAAAATTTATAAACCCAATCCCTTGGCATATTTGACAGCTTGTGCTGAATTAGATTGCCGTCCAAGTGAATGCATTATGATAAGTGCGAATAAAAATTTTGGCGACATTGAACATAGCAGAGAAGTTGGAATGCAAAGTATATTGATTAGGGATGATAAGGTTGCTAATATCATTGCTTTGGCGGGGGTGTTATGATTACTAAAGCTCTAATACATCCCAAAGATGCAAGATGCTGGACTTGCTATGGATCAATTTCAAGCAGTTGGCGTTTAGATGTACTTATTTCTTATGAGTCTGCGGGTGCCTTTTCTAGAGCATTCAAAGCTGTTAGGAATACTGGTTGCAAAAGTTATAATTGGAGCCTTAACAAACCATGATCCCCCTAGACGATCTTTACCCAGCCAATGATGATTGCTTTCAGCCAGTTTCGTCTGGTGATTATTTTAATACTGGTTCACCGTTTTGGGAATTTTCTGATTTCCATAAATGGGGAAATAATTCAAATGAATTTAAATCGGGATTCTATGCAGGACTTTTTGAAGTTGCCTTAAAATCTGGCAAGCCATTTAAATTTTTAATTCCATATAGTCTTGAAGATTATGTTGAAATGTTTGTTGCAAGAGCAAGGCAATTTAATAGAAACATTGAGATTGAAAAAGGAGAAGTTTTTATTTATATTTGGGTTGTGGAGCATGACATATGATCCGCAATATACACAGCATATCGCATGTAACCTATTTTACAACAAACTGTAACAGGTCTATGTCATGGTCAAGTATGCAATTTAATTTATCATCTTTGAAACCTTACATTTTCTTTTCCTATTGCTTTGAACACAATGCTCCTTGGACTTCTAGCCAATATAGTAAACATTGGGGGAGCAATATATGATTGTTAAAATTAACAGTTTTTCCAATGTTAAATGTTGGAGTCGTCATTGTTCTAAATCTTGGTTTAGAGGTCAAACTTGGTCTTGGTCTTGGGTTAAAGACAAATCTAGGTCGTGGTGCTACTCAAAGATTTGCTATAAATCAAATCATTGGAATCAGAATTTATGAACTTGAAAACATATAGTTATTCTTGGTTGCAACTATGGTGCATCCACCACGGTCGTTCGCACAATTGGAAGGCTAATGATGACCGGAATCAAAAAAAATGCAATCCATTTGGACAAAGAATTCGTTCTTCTTGCTGGAACCCACCAAGACCATTTTCTACAAATTGGGCTAAAATGATATGATGAAACTTAAAGCCAATATCAAAATTGCTATAAATCAAAGTATTGGAATCAGAATGTATGAACCTGAAAACATCTGTTAAGTCTTTAAATTCCTGTTGGTCTAGAGAAATTTTGTACTCTTGGCTGAGTATTCAAGCTTTTAGAAATTGGTCGTGGAGAACTGTTTTGCAAGAATCAAGAGCAACAAGCAGCAGTTGTTTCTGGTGCAGATCATGGGTAGCAAACCGCACTTATTCTAGACATTGGGGTGGCAATATATGATTATCAAAACACATAGTCTTTCTTCTGTTAAATTGTGGCGAATGAATTCTAGGTATTCCCGCAATTGGAATCTCGATGTAATAATAGTTTCATTAAACGCTAAGACATTTGGGATAAGATGTCGTTCAGGTTGTTGGGATCCTTTAAGATTATATTCGTTTCATTGGGAAAAATTCATATGAAACTTAAAGCCAACACAAAATCTGGAGATGCACGATGTTGGTCTAGGAGTTGGCGGTCATGTGCTTGCTGGCATTTGACATCCCATACCTCATACAAAAATGGCAGAAGTCTTTTCAAGGTTTTCAGAACTGATACACAACCGGGTTACTATAGTTATAATTGGGGGTCTACTAGAGAATGATATTAAATCCTCAATCAAGAACTGATTCCAGAGTGTTTTTCAACGAACATATTTCTGATATTTTTTCATCCAAATATGCATATAGTGAAAGTTGGAGAAAAAGTTTCTGCATGTCAGACTGGAATGATCAGAATATCTATCATGTAGTTTGGGGAGTTTAAATTGGAATACTGGTACTTTCTCGGCGGTTGTTTTTTCGGGTCTTGCATTAGCTCCGTTTTACTTTATAGTTGGTCATTCAATATGTTAAAAGAAGTGAGTGAAAAATATCATATAACAGTAAGGCCTAAAGAAGAGGAGTGATGCCATGATTTTCAAAACCAACTCTAATTCACTTAGTGCATTATTCCAAAATTCTGGACATAGGTCAAAGTCATGGTATAAAACTTCAGGCTCACACAGAAAGAACGCCTTTAATACTTGGGCATATTCTTGGGACTTTTGCAGGTGGTTGCCTAAGTGGTCAAGAAATTGGAGAGGCAATATATAATGCTAACAGTTGAAGATATTTTTTGTTTAGGGCTTGCCACATTTTTGATTTGTGGCATACTATTGTGGTTGGGTGAATTTATTGTCGGCATAATCAAAGACTGGCTGAGAGGTTAGCAATGCGTCAGTTCTATAGAATACTAGGACAAGTAGTCGAAGTGTTTCATAACGAAAACTACTCTTCTTTTCCTTGGAACTTCCGCATTTACACGGAAGATGGAAGTGTTATATTTTTTGCTGGTATTCCGAATAGATGTGAAACCAAACAAAGTGCCTTGATGAGAGCATACTACAGAGCTAAATGGATTGCTGATGGCAGCTATAACAAAAGGTATGCTTAAAATGGAACTTATAGGAATACTTTTGGCTTTCATTGTAGTAGCCAATTCATTTTATTGGGTCGGCAGGACTTTTGGTAGAGACTTACAATGACAGAAAAACAAGTATTAAACAAAATAGATGAATGGCACACCTCTAATTCGGAAGTGCCCTTGCATGATTTTTTGGGATGGACTTTTCTAGAATACTACGCTTATGTTAAAACAGGTGTGATTCCAGAGACAAAGCAATGATCTGCCGCCTTGTTCACTTTTCTTTTATAGAATGCTGGAGCGATGATAAAAGTTATTCCAGAAATTGGACTTTAAGGAAGCGTCAATTTTCCTCTAGCCCCATCGGTTACAGGGCTTGGCACAATGGTTTTGTTATGTCTTATCAATGGAAAAAAAGCATATGATTCACAGAAGAATTAAAATCTCCTTCTTGGGATGTTGGAGTCATATGGAATCCAAATCAAGGTCTTGGAGATATTCAATTTTCAATGAGAATTATGGTTGTGGTTTTGGCACAGAAGGCTATGAAGTGTCATTTCATTGGAACAAAGATTTATGTTGCACAGACATGTAGTTTGCTGAAAAGAGGATGCAAATGAATGCCAAAATTAAAAGTGAGATTTGTTTTTGGATTGTTTTTACAATCTTAGTTTTTGGTATAATATACAGGAGACAAGTTTTAGAGTTTTTTGCCATGTGCATCGGCATAGGATATAATGTGGGAATTAAACCGTGAAATATCTAAAAATTTCAATTTATTTGTTTTTGATTTTGTGTTTCTTGGCGTTCATACTTTTTGTAGGATATTTAAGAGCATTAGGTGGTTGGGCATACGGTATTGGTCCAAGATAGATTATAATGGTGGCCGGAATGCATCATGAAATTCCAGCATAAAAACTTCTGTTCAAAAGAATTTAGCGAAACTCAACGATTTAGTTGGTGTTGGAAAATAATTTGTAGATGTTCGGCACCATTTAATGACAAAGGTATGCCAAGATCATTCAGCTTTTCATTTAGTTTGCCTTGCTGTTATGATGTTGCTAAAGATATTTTCCCAAGGGGATTCTAAATACTTCATGATAACATTCAAACAATTTATAGAAAACAAATTTGAAGATCAACAGTTTACAGACCAAGATGGTGCTTATAGTGTCATAGATTTAATTGATTATGCACAGAAAAACAAAAAGCCAGAAGAAATAAAAGTAAAAGAGTTAATGCATAATTTAGAACCTTCTACCGAAGAAACAGGCAGCGATGTTCCCGGTTCTCCTGAATTTATTGCAAGGGCTGAAAAAGCATCTTTGGAATTTCCAATTTTAGTTATAAAATATTCTGATGGACTGTGGATTGCTGATGGTGTCCATAGATTATGGAAAGCCGTGCAACAAAAACAAAACTACATAAAAGGTTACATATTGAACAAAGACGAAATATACCCGTTTAAAAGGAATTAGGGTTTAATGCCATTCCCCCACAGAAGATTTAATCAAAGTTACTGGCATTCCAGAACAAACTCTAAAATTAGAGATTCCCATATTTGCAATTGCTGGGAATTTAACAATTTGAATTCCAGAAGTTGGACTTTAAATTATTATCGTAATAGTTTATCCTTGATAACTAGCTTTGGTGGAAGATTATTTGTTGGGAATCGTAATGTTCAAAGTGCATGACAGTTTTTCTTCGGTTTTTGGCTATGAGGTTCATCGTGCAGAGCTATTTACAATAAACCAACTTACTCCATCAACTCATAGCAGGCATTGGACTCAGTCTTATTTTTATAACAAAAGTTTTGAAACTTGTGGATATTATTGGATTTTATTCCACATGTCTTTGTGCTGGAACAAAAATTGCTAAAAATGCATAAGGTATGCAAAAACTGCATTAAATGAATTAACCGCAAACATTATTTGAATAAATGTTTGCGGTTTAAAAATATAAAAGTATTAAATTTAAACTATAGCTGTAACATCGACGCTTTTCCAAGCACCGCCAACATAAACTTCTATATTGCCAGTTGCTGTATTGTAGCAGAACATGCCATTAGTTGGAGTGCCAGCACCTGCATCTCTTGTGGTTGCATTGGCGTATACCGGCATCCTTGGCATGGAATTCAGGTAGATGTGACCCTCTCTGCCCGATCCGGTGTTGAATCCCGATGTCATGTTGATATCACCACCCCTGCTTGTGCCAGAACTGCTGCCAGCGGTCATGTTCAGGTCGCCGCCACGCCCGTTGACCGATCCACTACCGGAATAGATGTTAACATCACCACCATTAGTATTAGTAGTGGAGAGCGAGTTCCCGGCAGATATCTGAACAGATCCGGCCTCTGGACTGTCTTCCGAGCCGTCACCGTTACCGCTGTCGCCCGCCGTGATCGTGACGCTGCCTGCCTGTCCATCGTCCCCTGCATTCCCTGCGGTGATGCTTACGCTGCCACCATCGCTATCCCCTATTCCATTGGATGCATCGCCACCGTTAATGTTTACACTACCAGCATCACTATTGTTGGCAACATCGGCATCTCCACCACGAATGTTTACATTTCCAGCGTTTGCATCTGGACCGTCCCCGGTATTACCAGCACTAATATTAACATTGCCACCCTCGCCATCACCGTTTGCTGCGCCAGCGTAAATATTAATGCTACCACCATCAGCATCAATGCCATTAGCAGCAGCAGGATATCCTGCGCCAGCTTCAATGGTGATGCCAACCGCATCAACAGCAGATGCTGTCCCATCTGCTGTTGAAATTACTATTGCTTGTGTTAAACTTTCGAATATTTTACTTACATTTTGTAAATTGTCTGGTTTCACAACATCATTTATGATTTTTGGATAAACATCTGCTGCTGAACCCGGTCCTGTGCCTTCTGTAGAAGCTGCTCCCATAATTATCTCCCTTTAAAAAAACACCCTAGATATATATTGATTTTTTTAATTTTGTTCTGGTCTTTTTTTTTGCAAATTATTTTGTTAACATAAAAACATGAGGATTTAAAATGAACAACGACCGTAGCTATGTATTCAATGGCTGGCATCCGATGACAAGTCACGCATCTTTCATTCGGGTTTACAGCCGATCACTTTTTGTTGGTATTTGTTTCAGATGTAGTGTTTTTAACGAAGATTTAATTGAAAGTAATTGGCGGGATTGAAAACCACTATTGCTTTTTATTCTTTTTGCTGTACACTTGAATTGTCGGTATCCCTTGTTGGGAAATTGATGATAGGAATCCTTCGGGAAACCTTTCCGAGTACATAAAGACCCTAGCCAGCATTTGGCTGGGGTCTTTATGTTTTAAGGTGCTATATGTTACACAAAAACACAAGTTGGTCTTCCATATGCCTTTTTAACACTGGCTATATGTTTAGTTTTGCTTTCATAGGAGATATGGATTTCAGTTTTCATTGGCAATTGCAACATCAAGCATCTGAAGATTTAGCAATTAGGCGATGTTTTAGTTTGGGTAATTACAGGGGTAGAAGTTGGTTAAATGATACTTAAAATTAATTAAAAACCAACCAATACATAAACTATATTTATAATAATTAGGAGATAATTCATGAGTGAAACAGCAGCCGCAAGACCACTTCTTGCACAATATTGTAATGGGTTGGGAATTGATATGGGATTTGGAGGATCAGCAATAGTTCCAACTGCTTTGACATTTGACATGCCAAAAAGTTATTGTCCTAGTTTCGAAGGGCATAAACAAATTTTTCGTGGTGACTGCAAAAACTTGAGTTTTATTTGTGACGATGTTTTTGATTATGTATATTCATCACATCTTTTGGAAGATTTCTCATATGCTGAACTTGTTCCAATTTTAACTGAATGGAGAAGAGTTTTAAAGGCAGGCGGTTTTTTGGTTACGAATTGTCCTGACCAACAGAAATTTTTAAATCATTGTGCAAAAACTGGACAGCCTCTAAATTTGGCACATAAAGAGCAAGATTTTTCTTTGGATAATTTTAGAAAAGTTGCAAATAAAGTTGGAAAATGGAAAGAAATTTTTGTTGAACCAAATGCTGGAGCTTATTCTTTCTACTTAGTTTTAGAAAAAGTCTGAAAATGAAAATACATGTATTGTCTCCGTATGAAAATGGATATATTTGCCCAGTTATTAATAATTTAATTTTTAGCAGATTGCCAAATGTTACTGGAAATCAGGCACATGCAGATGTTGTCATATTGCCAATTTTTCTTAAAGATCTGAAGTTAAACAAATGTATTTTAAATATAAAAAAGCCATATATCATAATTGATTTTATAGAATATGGCGTTTTATGGGATCCGAAACTTATGCCAACACATATAATTGGAGAAAACACCAATAATTTTAATTTTTTGAAATCTGATGATTGGGTTGAGTTAGAAAATTTTGTTAAATGTAATCCACCAAGGTTATATTTTAAAAGAGAACTAAAAAAAGAAGATCAAAGAGAAAGAGTATTGCCAATAGAATATCCTTGTGGGCACAATATTAAAAATATACAATCAAAAAATGATTTTAATAATAGAAAAATTGAAGTTTTTTTTTGCTGGGGGTTGTCACATAAGTCTAGACCTTACTTACATGGAGAAATATATAAAAATAGCTATGAAAAAGGCATAAACATTATGAGTAGTTGGGAAACATGGAATTCAACTTTTTTAAGTGATGTAGAAAAAACAAGAACAAAAAAAATATGGGCTCCCATACACACACATCATAGTGCTAGACTGCCAATTAACAAAATAATTGAATGGAATGAAAAATCTAAAATATCTGTATCTCTTTATGGTTGTGGACGGAAATGCTTCAGGCATGGAGAATGCGTTGGGACAATTATGGCAAAGCAAGATGATGGTCTGAGTTGGGCACATCCTTGGAAGCATGGAGAAAACTGTGTACTACTAAAAGAAGATAATCTTTTTGAAGATTTATATTCTGCAACGATGAGGGATGATTTGTATGAGATTTATGTTGCATGCAATAATAATATGAGACATTATTTATCAGAAAATTATATAAATAATCATGTAGTGTTTCAAATAAAAAAATATTTATGAAAGATAATTATGAAAAGTAAAAAAGAAATTATGATTGAAAATATAAATCAAGTTTTGCATGATGTTGAATCAAAAAAAATTAATATTCCTGATGTTTTAAAAAATCTTGATGGAATGAGTGGAAATCTTTATAGAATTTTCATAAATCATTTAATAAAATCTTTTGATAAAGTAAATTATTTAGAAGTTGGATGTTGGAAGGGATCTACGGCAATATCTGCATTATGGGGCAATTTAAGTCATATTGAAAAATATACAATCATCGATAGTTGGCATGAATTTGGTGGCCCAAAACAAGAATTTGAGAATAATTTTCAGAAACATGTAGGTGTAAAAGCAAATTTAATTGATGCCAATTGTTTTAAAATTAACCCTAAAGATCATCAAATATCAAACATAGACATTTATTTTTATGATGGGGCTCATTCTGAAAATGACCACATTCAGGCAATTACTCATTTCAATGGATGCTTTCAAGATACTTTCATTTTAATTGTTGACGACTATAATTGGGACTATGTCGTATCTGGAACACAAAAAGGAATTGAGTTGAGTAATTTGCATGTAGATTTTAAAATAGTAAAATCAACACCTGCCAACGGAATCAAGGAAACTTGGTGGAATGGTGTTGGAATTTTTGTTTTGAGCAAAAAATGATGAAAATATTATTCGTTGGTGCTGACAAGAACAACCCTACTGATGGGGTTATAGTAAAAGGAATATTTAATTTATTGAATCTAAATAAAATTAAATATTCATATGATTATTATTTTCTTAATGATAACGAAATTTTAAAAGAAAATAGTTTTCCTACCAGAGTATACGATTATATCATAGTTTGCGGAACTCCTTGGATATGGGATCAATTTCATCGAAGTATTAAATATTCAAATTTGTTGCAAATTATTAAATATCATAAAAAATCAAAAATAATGTTTTTGGGCATAGGATCATGTATTGGCTTAGACCATTTAAATTCAAAAATATGTGAAACTAATGAAGAACAGAAAGGCATGCAAGTTTTATTTGAAAATGCATGTGTAATAACGAGAGATAAATTATGTCATGATAAATTACAAACAGCAAAAATAAAATCATATTTTTTACCATGTCCTTCTTATTTTTGTTATGAAATTGAAAATGATTATTCTGCGATAAAAACGGAAAATGTGATGATATGGTGCGACCCACAGAAAACCATAGCACAAGTAGATTGGCAAAAAACAGAAAAATTACAAGAATACTACAGAATATTTACAGATTTTTTTGCTAAATTCAATCCTAAAGTTTATTGTGCCTTTGATAATGAAAAAACTTCTGCAATAAAAATTGGATTGCCAGAACCAATTGTATTGTCCGGATGGCAAAATACATTAGATATTATGAAGACTGCCAATCATGTTTTGTCTGGAAGAATTCATTGTGCGGTCCCAGCCGTCACAGCAGGCAAAAAAACTTGTGTAGTAAAAATTGATAGCAGATACATGACAATATCTGATTTTAATGGATACGCAATATCAAACATTGTCGATCTAAATTTTGTTGCGAAAAAAATAGACTTGCATTTTTATTCAACATGTTATAAAAATATTTTTGATCTTTTCTTCCAGTCAAATTTTTGATTATTATGAACATGATTTCTAAAACTAATCTTCGCTGCACCAACCCAGCCCGATCATCTTGGATGAGTGGGAGGAGTATGAACATCATTTTTGAATGGAGTTTGTACTTTTCTGTTAATTTTAGAACTCGTATATACAGATGCTCCAGCTTTTGTAGGAATGAAGGCAGTAATTATAGGTGGCCATAATGGAACTTCCGTTTGAAGAATATGGTTTTACAACTCCAAACCCTCCCGTTCTCAGGACAGCTTGGAATGAACAAAAAAGGGTTGTAGACCTAAACAAAAAAAGCTATGTGTTTATAACAAGTTTGACATCATCCAACTGGAGAGAGAGACATCGTTTTCCTAATGCAGACCATTCTACTTGGTTTTATTACTGGTCTAAATGGGCTGATTGCAGAATTAAAAAAAGCAAACATTGGGTTCTAGGAGATAACAGAAGATTTGGTGGAACAGGTGCCACAAAATCAACAATATTCAATCAAAACTTGAGAACATTTTAAATAATTAAACTTACAAATTCTTCATGCTTGTAGTTTGAAAATTGAGAAACATATTCAATACTGACTTCACAATCTGCATCTAATAAACTATTTATTTCCTGTTTAATATTACAAGTTAATTCTTTTGACAAAGGTTCTGCAACTATTTCAAGTTTAAGTTTTCTTAGCTCAACCTGAGTAAGTTTGTATTGTTGGATACCATACTTATCATAAAATGTTCTACTGCCGAATATAGGCCATTTTTTGTCTCCGTTAGGCATAACAAACATATTTCTAACTCTGCCGTAAATTTTGGTAATAGTTTGCAGACTTCTACCGCAACTGCATTCTCCTAATTCAACAACATCTCCATTTTTATATCTTTTAATATATGGGTTTGTAAGAGTAGTAATAATAAGTTCGTTGTCTTCATTAGTTTCAACTATTTGGTTTTCCATTACATGATAATTGTTTTTACTAGCTGGACACTGAATGGCTATTGTTCCACATTCTTCAGACGAAAATGATGTCCCACCATTTTCACCAGTGCTTTTTACATCAATTAAATTTGTTACTTTAGTCAAATCAAATTGTTTGATAACAGAAGGATATGCATGTAGATAATGTGGATTTTTTTCTTCTAGCCATTTCTGTAGTTCAGATATTGGTGCTTGATAGTGCAAATATAATTGTCCTTGATTTTTAGCAATCAGTGAGGACATGCCCCAAGTAGGAAATTCTTGAACTTTCTTTTCAACACTTGGCTTAATAACAGCCATAGTTAAAGATGGATTCCATTTCCTCCATTGTATTTCTCTTATGTTCGTAGCTGTGTGCCACAAATGATCATCAAAGGTTTTCTCGACTGTAACTGGCTCTCCTGTTGAACCTGAAGTGCTCGTCCTGTAAAGGCCTTTTTGCATTTTGATTTTTCTTAAATCATGTCTGCTTAAAATTGGTAAATTTTTTACCAATGACAAATTTACTGTGTGGTTATACTGAGATGTTTCAAACACAGACAACAATCGAACTAAATGATCTTCAAAACCAATTTTTTTCATTAAAGTTCCACACTAAAAAAGAATATTCTTGTTTTTTAATTATAGCATCAGGGATAAATGCCATATCGTTTGGATCGACAAAACATTCTGCAACAATCATTTTTGGAAGTTTATAATTGAAATATCTTACTATTAAACGATTACAACAGTTGTATGCCATTTTAAGAATATCTTGTGTAAGCTTTGTATCTAAATTAAGTGCTCCATCTGATATAATATTATCAAAAAATATCTTGTTTTCACGCCAATCTTCCTTAATTACAGTATCTGCTTCATACCAAGGATCAATATCCATTTGATAATCAGATAATGGTATTAGTATTTTTGTACAACCTAGAAGCAATGTTGTCCCTTTAATCATATGATTTTTAATAATACGAACATCTCCATCATTTGGAGCTAATGGATGCGCAAAAAGGGTTTTCCAATATTCTTTGTCAGCTTTCATTTTTTTAATTGAGTGTGAATCAATCCAATCATTTTGAAAACATAGAAATAGTTTTTATTGCAATCAAAGTTAAGCAAAAAGAAAATGCTAGAAGCAAGGGAGTCCATAGCAAATGCCACCATCCTGTGAAGATGGGTAAAAACTTGTTCAGTAAAAAAATGCAAACAGTTTGATTGGTAGCAAAAACAATTAAAAATATTGTTAAAAAAATTAAAGCAACTAGTCTAGCCAAACTCTCCATACTACACCTCAGAATAATTATGTTGCAATTTTAAAATTTTATGGTATTATGATTTTTTTCAGGAAACCAACTATGATTGCAATAATATGTACTGATGGTCAGCTTGGTTTACATGAAATTGAAAAAGAGTGTGTATCACAAAGATGGATTCCACTTCTTATATTAAAGCAAAAACTTGATGGTAAGATTATTCTGCCTGTTTTTAATTTAATTGATATATCGAGAAAATTTGTTAATAGGAATATGCCTAAAAACTGGAATCACGGTTGTGTGCTTCTAGCAAATGAAGACATAGAAAATATTATTAAAAAAGATTGGAAAATTGAACCATTTGATTTTCCAAGAAAAGTTAATGAGCACCCAGATTTTGAAATGACATTTGAAATTCATGAATTTGCCCAAGAACCAGATTTTAATTGCGTTTAATTTTTTAAAATAGTTTGAACAACACTCTAAATACTAGCAATACAAAAGGTATTGCTAGTGGACAAAATTTCTAAGCTTCAAAAATTCTGTAGCATCATTGGATACAACCTTGATGATTTTCTCTTGAAATATCAAGGTGTAAAAATTCCAAAAACTAATTTAGATAAACATGATCTATTCAAAAATTTGATCTTACATAATCTAACCGATGAACAGAACAGTTACATTAAGCATATTTGCAATTTACCTAACAGAGATTCTAGAACGCCACAAGAATATGCAAAAGATCTAGTTATTTCTTGGTTGGTCGAAGACATCATACAAGATTATTTGAATTTAAAGAGTAATGGAGCAGATAAGGATAGAGTTTTTCTACATTCAAGACAAATTAAATATGATTCTGATTTTATGGCAGGAGATAGACTGCTTGAGCTATATGTTAATTTTACTAACTACTGGACTAAAACGAGACAAATTGATTTAAGAATGGATAAGTATTCACATTTAGTGGAAAAAAAATCATTGTTGTTGGGAATAGCATTTGAAGATCTTAAATTTTACTTGATTGATTTTGGAAAGAGTGACATTCCTTTTTATGAAAACTATAATTATTTTTGGAAGAAGAAATGTTATACTTGTAAAAAATTTAATGACTTTCATGATTTGTCATTTATAAAAGAACATCTGTTGAGTGTCACAAACCATGCATCATAAAATTACAGCAAAATCATCAGGAATAGTCTGGACTGGCAGCACAGGTTTTCATAGGTCTTTGAATCATTTTTATTCAAGATCAAGAGGAAGATGTTTTTTAACAAACAAGATTATCTGTTTGTTGAATTTGTTTCATGAATCAACATGTTTTGAATCTTTTGCCTTTACTAACAACAGAATATACTCTAAATGCTGGCGAAACAATATATAAAATGTCAATTTTCAAAATAAGACGATTGTATTTTTTAAATTATCAAAAATCTGATCCAGTTTTTCAGTGTATTTATGTGCCAGTTTTTCAGTGATGTTTTTGTATTTATCTAAATTTTTATTGGCATGTAAAACTTTTCTTTCATCGGACAAATATGTAATTGAAAAATCTGAAAATCCGTATTGAATCGCACTTAGTGTTGAAGGTAATGGATTGAAAGTAATTTTATTATTAAGCACATATTGTGCTGTTATTTCAAAAACAAATTCAATTTCTGGAAATATTTTTTCTTTATTTGCACTACGCATGGTTGCAACTTTATTGAAAAGTGCCATTATGACATTTGATGAATCAAAATCATCTCCTCTGATAAGACTTTTATTTTTAAAATCAAAATCATAAACATTTTTAAGTATTTCTGCAAAATCGTTTCTTATATCATCTGCGAACTGCTTGTATTCGATGTTATTATAAATAAGCGCATGTCCTATTTTATGTGCCATAATCCATGGTGTCATAGGTTCCACTACAGAGGAATTACTTTGGTAAACGATTGAAATTGTATCTGGTTTTGTCTGAATATCAATTCCAAGTTGTTTTTTTATTACATCTAAATTTATATCTTCGTAACCCCAAAGTTTATTTTTTAAATTCGTAAAATGTAATTCAAATTTATGCTTAGCATTACTCCACAACTTGACCACACGGTTCATTTTATGATATTTAGGATGTGTTAATAAGTTTGTATCCCTCTTGCTCCATCTTTGAAAATTGTCTTCTGGATTACCATGATAAAAAATGCTGGAAATTGGCATTTCGTTAATTTTTTCAATCCAAGAATAAAATGATAACATTTTTGCCTCCTAAATATATATTGAAAAATATTGTAATTTGTTTTGTAACCTTCCTAAATAAAATATGAGAAGTTTTTGGACATATTTAATTACAGAATCAGAATGTTGGAAATATTGGGGAGACTCTGCCGCTGGTGTATTGCCATTTTGTACAACTACAAAAAGGTTCCTACCTAATCTTAGAAGTGGTCAAATTACTGAACCAAACACATATTCTTTGTATGGTGGTGGTGTTTTCGTAGGTGAGGATGAGGCATCTGAAATTCAAAATGTTGAAGAATTAAACGATCCATCAAATCAACATATTTTCGAGGAAACTGCCAGAAGAGAACTGGAAGAGGAAGCTGGATATGATGGCCCTCTCCACTTGCAATTAATTTATACTTTTAAGGATGAGCCTTGTAATTGGTTTTACTACAATTTTGTTGGCTTAGTTCCTAAAGAATTTGATCCTGTAGCTTCAGCAGAACACAGCTGGGAAGATTCTGGAAAAAATGCATGGGTTTCTTACGATGAATTAATTAAACTAAGCCCTATGCACTTTGGTCTACAAAAAATGCTAAAAGAGGTTGGTAGTAAACTAAAATCTATAGCATCGTAAATAAATAATATACTATGATAAGCTTAAATGAATGGTTACTTCAAGAAGGCAAAAAAGATGCGTGCTATCACAAAGTGAAAGCAAGGTATCGGGTTTGGCCAAGCGCTTATGCTTGTGTTCCTGTGGAAACCAGCAAAGCTTTAACTAGATTTGGATGGAAGAAATATAATGAACTTGCTGTGGGTGATGAAATACTCACATACAGTTTAGAAAAACAATCATTAGAGTTTAAGCCCATACAAAATTTGTATTACTATGAAGATGCTGAAACTTGGATTGTTAGAAATGGAAATACAGGATTTAAGTTTGAATGTACTCCCAATCACAAATGGGTTGTCAAACATCCTGCTTGCAAAGGATTGAGAGGAAGAAAAAAACACCAAAACCTTGTAAATGATATGCGATTAGCGTCCATTCAAGAATTGTTGGAAGGTTCTGGATCAAATAGAAAGTTAGTTATAAGTGCGCCATACGATGATGGAAAACCAGTTATGCTTGATAAAATTTATAAGTATCAAACAAACTGGATAGAATATTTATTAAGCTGTTCCAAAGAGCAAAGACAATCTTGGCTTTTTAGTGCAATAGTTTACGATGGAAATCAAAAAAAAACAGAAAGATTAGTAGAAAAAACTACTTACATGACTCAGACAGAATATCTTTTTGATTCTCCGCATGGCAAACAATCATTCGGGTTTAAACAAAAAGATGTGCATCATAGAGATGCGTTTTTACTTTCTGCATTTTTGAACAAAGGTATTGTAACATTCAGAAAAGTAAAAAATAAAGATATTTATAATTGTAATTTTGTTCAATATAATGGAACAAAAAGCTTTGAAGGTTTTGCTATAGAAAGAATGAACAAGTCAACCGTTTGGTGCCCACAAACTGAAAACGGAACTTGGGTGATGATGCAAGAAACTGAGGGGCATGGGATTATCACAATCACAGGTAATTCTGGTGCCCTTGTCCGTTGTAGAAAAGTAGGAGCATCAAATTGGGGTAATTCCACTCAGGAAAGTACGGATCATAAGTTTCCGACACTTCAAGAATATCTCAACGAAAACAAGTTCAAATTAGAGAAAGAAAGAGGCCTTAAAGGCTGGTTTGATCGAAATAAAGGCAAAGGATGGATTGATTGCAAGGCAAGCAAAAAAGGGCATCTGGTGCCTTGTGGAAGGCAAAAAACCGGGCCGGGTGCTGAGAGAAAATATCCAGCATGCCGTCCTACTCTGAGTATGTGCACAGCATCAAAGCATAAGAAGAAAAGTAGCAAAATTATTAGTTGGGGTAAAAAATGAGATTTACAGAATGGCTTATGCTATCTGAAATAAAGTTCACGCAAAAAGATGTTTTGGAACTTGCAAAAAAAGGCGATTTAGATGTTTCTAAATTTTCTACTAAAGAACTAGTTGATGGATTAAACACTGAAAAAGAACACATGAGCAGCAAAAAACTTGATGTGATAAAAGGAGACAAAGTCAAGATACTTAAAATTGCACTTGCTCATTTAGAAGAAGATCCAAATTATTACAAAAAACTAAAAAAGGCAAAACTTTAAAATGAATTTTAGAAATTGGTTAGTTGCTGAAAGTTTGAAGGATCTGACAAAACAGTATTCTGGTTTGCTAAGTCCAATTCCACAGGATCCTGTTCATCATCCTGAAGGTAATGTTTTAACACATGTTAAGCTTGTAAGAAAATCAATTCCTAATGCAATTAATTATTTAAATAATTTGAAAA